TGCGCTTGAACAAGGTTGGTCATAAGATCATCGCTGGTGATTTTTCCAACTTTGATGGCTCACTTAATTCGCAATTACTAGGTCGTATTGCGGAGATAGTGAGCGATTGGTATGATGATGGCGAGGAGAATGCTCGGATTAGACATGTGCTAACCGAGTATCTTTTTAATGCCTTTTGGTTGATTGATGGAACGGTTCTCCAACTGAACCACTCTCAACCTTCAGGTAATCCCTTGACAACTCTTATCAATTGCGTGTACAATATGCTCATTTTCAGATACATCTATCTCCTTGCTCTTGAGGATAATGGTTACCCTCTTACTCTATGTAACTATTCCTCTAGAGTTGCTTCCATCTTTTATGGTGATGATAGTATTTGTGCCATATCCAACACTGCTATAGAGTGGTTTAACCAGCACTCTATCACAAAGTATATGTTGCGAACTGGTCATGAGTATACAGATGAAACCAAGTCTGGAAATCCTCCTCCTTATCGAGATATTTCTGAGGTGACTTTTCTTAAAAGAGGTTTTGAGAATAAGTTGGGTTTTTGGCAAGCACCTCTATCCAAATTGACAATTGAGGATATGTGTATGTGGTCTCGTAGTGGTATAGAACCCCAGGAGGCGATGCACCAGACGACGCGTATAGCTAGTTTTGAGGCCTCGCTTCATGGAGAGATGTACCATAATGAGTTCTGCAATACAGTGCGGCGGGCATGTCGTGAGGCTGGCTATTCAGATAGCCTTCTTCATTACATGGAAGCCCACAATATCCTTCTTGATCAACAGGGTAGAGGTGATGCTAGAGACACTGACTTTCTTGAATATCTCTTAAATATGTAAATATTTTGTTTTATTTTTTTTCTTTTATGTGGTTTTAATGTGAGTATTGGTTACCCGATGCAAGTGAACTACGCTCCAGACAACTACCTTGCATAAGGCTTGCTCACATTGGTTTGCTATTTAGCGTGCGTGTACCAGTGGCAGTCCCATATACACGTGTCAGGAGAAATCCTCTGCCTACTTGGGTCAGTATGGCAGCCAACCCTAGGGTTGGTGAGGATTAAAATGACCTGCTGATTCTCCAACAGAACTTTTAATACCTTCTTCCTATTCTAATGATGCTTCCTATGAGGCATCAACTCTCATTGTTAATGACCCTCACTTGTCTTCTCAACAAGTGACTCTTTCTTCTAACGTAACGGATAATCTTTTTGAAGTCCAAGATCAAGAGCTCGCTGAATCTATGATGAGAGAGATTATTGTGCATAAGGGTATCTGGTCCACATCAGATCCTGAAATTAGTACAACTATCCCTGATTCTAAGATTAACGTTCAATTTGATCAACCCATTCTCGCTCAGGTAAATCTCCCAGATGATATTGTGCGAAATTCTCCATTCATGGCCAATAAAGCTGCAAATATTGCATATATGCGTGGTAATTATTGTGTCACACTCCGTGTGCAGGGAACTCCTTTCCTGCAAGGTGTGTTATGGATGTGGAATAAGCCCAATGCGAAGCGAACCTCTGTCTTACGTAGGTCATTGACAGAGCATTTGCGTTCAATTACGTCTTTTGAGGGGGCTAGCTTGAACATGCAGAGTGAGGATCGCGTGATTTCGATCAACGTGCCCTTCACAAGCGAGTTTCAGGTTTTTAACCCTCGTGATGAGAATATCCTGAATGAGATTCGGGTTTCCGTCCTTTCTGCTTTAACCGGTCAGAAGGATATGGAAAAGGCTTCTTACGCTCTTACTGCCAAACTCACAGAAATTCACTTCTATGGTCATGCTCCCTCTACCACTACTACTCTTCCTGAAGTAGAGGGAGATGATGGAACTGCTTCTGAACGTGGAATTGTATCGTCTGTTGCGGATACTGTCGCATCTATTAGTTCGACAGTGGCCGGTATGGGTGTGCCTGTTTTGTCCTCTATTGCGAAACCTGTATCCTGGGTTTCAAAGGTGGTTGGTAATGTTGCTAGCATGTTTGGCTTTTCAAAGGAT